GGTTTGCGCGGATACCTTTTCTTCTTTGGTTTAGATGTTTGTGCCGTTCCGGCAACGCCTAAGTCCGAAGCAGGCGTAGTTGAAGACGTAGCATCGAGGGACGTGGCGTTTGTTTCGGCCTCACTTGGTTTGGTTTTTACACTGCCTTTGCGCTTACGGTAATATGGTTTCTTCTCTGACATACTCTTATTGGTTACTTGTTTCTAATTGTTCTTTGGATCCTTCTTGTTCCTGGTTGTATTCTTCTTGTTGCCTTTTATGTTCTGCATACATACCGGACTCAATATAATTGGCTAGGTAATCTCTTAACCTTTTGCTAACTGGTAGCTTCTTTTGTTGCATTAAATTATATGATTCCATTAGGTCCGTTTCATGTCCTACTATATCCAATAGTTCATTCATGGATCTCATAAACCGGATCTGTTCCTTTAAGGCAATTGGATCATATTCTTTTTGTATTGTATCTTGTTCTGTATTATTCATTGTCTAATTGATTGAAGAATGATTTAACTTTGCGTTCCCAATAAGTATATACCGGATGTGTTATAACAAATGCCGATACCAAAAAACATACTAGGTTAATGAACATGCTTAGGTCATCATGATTCAACCAATAGTTAAATGTTAAAATACCTAAGGCAAAGATTGCTGTAGTGATGATCCATATCAATGCACTATTAAACAGCTTACTTAATTTACTTTCCATTCTTTTTAGATTTAGTTAATGTGCTCTTTTGGAAACTTACATGATACTTTTCTTCACCTTGCTTAGGACCGTTCATATAGGTCTGGATAACATAGTTATTATCATTGCGGCGAACTTCACCTAACTTGGAATCAATTTCCATTTGATTCTTCAATCCATTAAAGGATAAGGTGGTAATGGATCTCTTCTTTGGATCCTTTTGGCTTACGTGAACTGTTAATCTATACATAACTTTTAATCATTAATTGTTTCTACGTCATCAAATTTAATTATCAATCGGGTCGCTAGCATGATGACTATTACTGCTAGTACCGTCCATCCGTTATAGGCAATATTAGCTCCTAGAGTATTCAATGACCATATAATGGCTATTGGAATACAAACTGCTATGCCTAACACAAGTACGGATCCTAAAATGAATCCTACAAACTGGCCTATTCTTTCGGGAGTCATAACGTTACCTCCTTACCTAGGCTAGCATGATTATCTTTTAGCTTCTGATAGGTATCCGTATCAATCATGATACTAATGTACTTACCTAAACGGCCATGCCAGGACGGCTCCGCCAAAGCATATCCGACTGGAATGCCTTCTTCTACCATACGCATAAAGTTAATCGCATGCTTTTCTTCGATCCAAATTACTACTTTCATTCTTTTATTATCTTATAAATTCCTATTACATTTAATACTATGATAATGATACTTAAAACCATATGGCTAACGTTATCAATATATAGGTCGTAAGCGATCCATCCAATGTCCCCTACGATCCATGCTAGCATTGCTGGGAGATATCTCTTTTGGCTATTAAGATAATATCCTATCAATACTAGCATGGTACAAAACCAACTCATTGTTTCCATTATACTACTTCTAAGAATTTGTTATTCATTGTCTTGGCTACTTCAAAGATACTTTCTACATTAACAAATGCCGCATCCTTACCGTACATAGTCTTGAACATCTTGGTTGAATTACTATCCTCTCTCATATATTCAGATATGAAATAACTCAATACCTTGATGCCCTCATACTGCATCTTTCTAACTTGGGTGGCGGTATGGTCTGCCGCTCCCTTACCATGGTAACCATCATAACAAGGTTCACCATCGCTGAAGTTAATAAAATATGCATCCTTACCACGGCTACTATTAACTAGGTCCTTAAGGATAGCATCAAAACATAATCCTTCTGGAGTACTACCTGATGGAATAAACCATGGCATATGACTTCTTAATTGGGTAACACTATGCTTACGACTATCATATGCATATACTATGGTCGGGTAATTATTACTGTTCATATAAGTACCGGAACGGAAACTAATCACACAATCCATATTCTCAATCATACTACATGCCTTAGCAATTGCCGTAGCCGTTACTACTGCCTTACGCATTCTACCACCGCTCATACTACCACTAGCATCAATACTGATATGAATGATACTTGGTTTATAAGAAAAGGTTTCAAGCTTCTCAAAGATATTCTCCATACCATAACCGGCACTAGCAATCATTCGTTTATCAATCTTACCGGCATTCAAACGATTGAACTTGGTACTACGATCCTCATTACGAACTTTCAACCTACGACCTAACATATGACCTAAACGAATACCCTCCGTAACTGATTCGATACGATCCTTACCACCCCAGCGGTTCTCAGGTTCTGACCACATACCACATTCTAGGTCATTAGCAATCTTCGGACTAAAGTTTCGGATAACCAATACCTTGGTACTTTGTTTCTTAGCATTACCATGCCAATCATAAACACTATAAGTCGCTTCATGAAGATCAGCTCCAGCCTCATCAACACTATTAACAGCCGCGGCATCTTTCTTGGACATTTTAGTCTTCTTCATTTCGCCATCAACTATCTTCTTCTGCTCCTTAATGCTCTTCATAAGCCTCTCACGGTCTCTCATGGATAACTCTTCTAGGCCTTTGTTACCTAATTCATTAGTATCATCAGACCCATTACTACTACCGCTACCACCTGTACCTTCTTCGGTAGATGACATAGGATCGCCTCCTTCAGCATCGCCATCAGTATCATCAGTATCATCACTATCCGGTGACTTCTCACCAGTACCTTGGCCTTGCATTGGATCGGTATTAGGCATATCAAAGTTATCAGGATCACCATTACCTGCTTCGGCCTTACCCATATCTTTCTGATCCTGGATGGCCTTATCTAAAGCATCCTTATCAACATCATCACCGTTAAGGAAAGGTTGAGTAATGTTACTATAGATAATACTAAAGACCTGACAGGCTACCATAAAGGCATCTTCACTATTCTTCATTCGGCCTATATTAGCTAAATCAAATACATTCCAAATATCCTGTAACCCTTTCAAGGCTGTCAAGTCTCGATTAGGATTAGTAATATTAATCAATCGGAACATATATGCATCCCATTCTTCCGTACGGTATTCTTTTGAACGAAGACCCTTATCAATGATAGGTAGGTTAAAGTACTTATCATACAATGCTTGGTAATAGGCCTTATACCCAGGCGCGGTAGTATACACAAAATAATCAATTCGTCGATCCTCTACAATATTAAACACATCTTTCAATTGTCTACCTAGCCCACCATAACTAAACAAATTGCTCAGGGCTTCAAACTTTTGAGTATCAGATGCATCAGCTGGATCTGGATGACCATTATATGATAAACGTCTATACATTTCATTGGTAGCCCATACAGGCAAGTTATTAACATCAATAACCTCACCAAACAAAGCTGCCATCGCTCTAGCAGCATAATCAACTGTAAACAATTTGAAGTCGGTCAACTTACAATGCGATCCTTCATGTAATGCCAACCCTACGTTAACATCAAACTTACTAGGATCGGCAGAAGCTGAAATGGTAACCTCTTTACCATTAGTATAAGAATCTTGACCTGTACTAAAACGTACTGGAATGTTCTCACCAGTTACAATCCTAACAAAGTTAGATACGGCTCTACGGTATCCACTCAATTGGATTAGGTCCTTACCATTCTCTTGTACACGGTCTAGGAATTCATCATTTAACCAAAAACTAGATGCCATTGCTGGCTTAACGGGCTTTTTAAACTTATTCATATATTTTTAATTAGATCATAAAATTAAGTACAAATTCTCATATTTCCAAAGCTTTTTTCAGAAAAGTTACTTTTCCCAATGATTTGGGAGGTGCGAAAGCCCTAAAAACGCACCCCCCATCATCAATTGGTATTAGAATGGGGTGTTATTACTTGTCCCCGTATTGAAAATATCTTGGGTGGTTGTCTCACCACAATACTTTTGAACTACTTGCTTAACATAGGTACGCTCAGAATCCAATCCACCTGCATCATCAAAGAATGGATAGATACATACTTCTGCCGCCTCTCCTAAGCTAAAACCATCTTCAATCAATCCAGCAATCTCAACACATAGACGAGTACTAACTGCACTAGTCAACTTTGGACTTTCGGATCGGCACTCTTTTCTGGTTATGGAAGCAATCTCTGCAATATCATCAGCAATCTGCTTATCCAAATTAGGATGCAACATTCTTAACAACTCAGATTCGTTCTTGGCATCCAAGGCATCCATCTCAATGATAATGAAACGGTCTACCAAGGCACGGTCCATCACACGAGTCGCGGTATACTCAGTACCAATGTTAGCTGTAGCAATAAACGTTACACCTTTGGCTACCGGAATGGTAGGAGCATCTTGGTGCTCATCTAAGCGTAAATATCTTTGTCCTGGATCCAATACCGTCATCAAAATATTCCATGCCTCAGGATGCGCTCTACTCAACTCATCTAACAAGATAATGGCATTCTCGGTCTGAATGGCTTTCACAAACAAGGACTCACAAAAGGTAGTACCTTCATCTTTCTTGAAATGGGTGTTACCAATCAAAGTACCTCTAGGATCCTGGGTGGCACCTAAGTTAAAATAGAAATCCGGACGATCCAAAGCCTTAACCAAAGTCTTGGCGGCTTGGGTCTTACCACATCCTGCTGGACCGGTCATCATGATGTTCTTGGCTCTCATAGCAGAACGTACCAAATACTTCCACTTAAGCTCAGGCATAATCAAGGTCTTGGGTTTCAATCCACTAGCCTCATTATGAATAAAATTCAATACAGGGTTTTCCATTACTTCTTGTTTAGGTGCTACCACGGTAGCTGTTACTTTATTTTTATGACCGGTTGACTTAATACGCTTGGCTCTGCCTGTCTCACTATTATACTCAAGCAACTCACCACGGTCTGATGCAATCTTGGCAATACTATCTCGGATGGCTAATTGTGTATACTGATTAGTATCAACATTCATAAATACCCATCTTTTAGATGCAGTAAGGAACTCAGGCTTTACAATAACTGTTTTCATTTTTTATTATTTTTAGGGTTTATTAATTAATTTACTTCATAAAGATAAGTACACTTTCTCATATATCCTAGAGAAATGTTAACTTTTTTTAAAACTTCATATTATCCAAGGCGTTCATAACATCTAAGGCCTTACCGGTTGGGGTCTCTGGAGTAGGATACTTAACGGATTGGATTGACCATTCACCACTACCATAAGGCTTCAAACAAATTACAATACCATTGGCCAATGTTACTTTAGTACCTGTAAAACTATTAGCATACTTATCATAACGACCACGGACCCATGAACCATCATACATTGTCTCTTCTTTAACTTCAGCACCCGGATACATGGTAGACCAATCTGTACCTTTACGAAGGTCATTAATGGCCTTAATTCTAGCCGCCTCAGCTAATTCAGATTGGTAATGGTCTTCAATCTTCTTAATCACGGTCTTGGCATTGGTATACATTCTATTACCAGCTTCCCAACCCAATCCATCAACGGACATCTTATAACCTTTACTACTAGATGACCATCTACTAGATACATAATGTTCCTTAACTATAATACTTAACTTCGGGTTAGGTGTAAATACAATATATGCAATCTTGTACTTAGCTTTAATCTCAGCAACAACCTCTCTTACATCCTTACCAGGAACTCGGTCATAAACACTTCGGTCAATTTCTTGTTCCTTATAACGAATCTCATACAAGGAACTTTGTTTCTTAATGGCCGTCATAAACTCCTCGGTAGCCTGTACCTGTTTTTTGGCAGTATCTAAATCTTTCTTCAAATACTCCTTACACCTGGTAATATTGGCTGCTAATTCCTCTTGGCGCTTAACTTGTACCATTTGGGCATCAATGGCTTTTTGGGCCTCGGCTATAATAGCCTTTTGTTTTTCAATCTCTGACATAATAGGGTTTTTTAAGTTATTCATATTCTTATCTCTTATCTTACAACCATAAAATTAGGGTAAAAAGCAACGCAAACCTAAGGAAAAGTTAAAAATGTTACTTTTGCTCCTATAACTCATTGATACACAATAGGTTATACAACCGTCGACACCTAATCTATAACTCATTGATTATCAATAACTTATAACTCATTGATTATCAATAGGTTACAGATTCTATTACCGTTCATATAAAGAACTCATCCTATTTTTGGGTATTTTGATACCAGGATCCAATTAAGATAGGGATATTTGAACGGATTTCAATTAATTACTATATATAATCACCATGGTCCAAACCACAATTCCCACAATCACATTCAGTTTCCATAATTTTATTATAAACCAATTGACGGGACATTTGTTCTTCCATTCCAACCTGACGAATAATGTATTCCATGGTCTCACCATCTACATCTATACTCTTCAGCATGGCTACTATTTCATCGGCCTTATCAAACTTATTGAAGCCGGCACTATCTGTACTTGGTTCTGTGATATCATCAAATTCCCAATCATGGTCATAATAATCATCATCCTGCATATCCGGGGCTGTACCATGTAACGGGGTTGGCCAAAATGGCCATTCAAGGATTTTATTAACGGCTTCCAATGCTATTGTACTATATTCAGGTTCCGTAGCACCAATGTGCCAGTTAATCATATCATCTGGTCGGATATGTTTATACTCTTTCCAATCATAGATAGTAAATACAAAACCATTCTTATACCCTAATACCCAATCATACTGAGACTTGTCTTCTACACCATGAATATAAGTAGGCTCACCGAAACATGCAACTAATTGATTATAGGTGGCATTGATTATATCACCATGGAAGCTTGTACCACTGGCACTTTTGTTTGTTCTGTTTATCATATCCTTTATTTTTAATTTGATCATAAAATTAAGGACAAAATACTCGTAAACCTAGAGAAATGTTAGAAATGTTACGTTTGACCCGTTAACTTCTTGATTATCAATGAGTTATAGCAGCGTCGACACCTAGCTGAATTGTATATTTTACTGTAACCTATTGATTATCAAGGAGTTACAGGCTTATTCCATTGAGTTTTATATTTCCATACCTTTCTACCATCCATACTTGGTTTTTTCAATCGTTTGATATTCATTTCCGTACGGAATTGCCAAAAGGCAGATTCGGGTAATCCATATAACTGTTTGAAGGTTAGATATTTGGTATACTCTTTAGTAGACATCTTAACCATGATGATTCCAAAGTCATCAGTAGCCATATAGTATTCTGATAGATCCATTAGATAGACAGCATTATTATCAGGCCATTGCGTATAGATCAAAGTAGGTCCTAACGCCCATTTCCAAAGACTATCAGCTAGGTTATCATACTGACGACTAATACTATCCTTATTAACTTCTATATACACTACCCGTTCATTGTATTTGGTAATCGTATCTATTTGAGTTTTAATGATAACATCCTTTCTAATAATAGTATCTAGTTGTGTTTGTATTACTACATGCTGTTTGGTAATAGTATCTAGTTGCGTTTGGATCACTACATGTTGTTTGGTAATAGTATCTTGTTGGATCCGTATAGTGGCTTTAAGAGCATTGAGCTCTGTTTCCATATCTTTATACTTCTTGTTAATAGCATCTGCCTGTGCAGTAGTCATTACCACAATCTTGGTACCGTCATCATCTACTGTTGTATAAGGATAGCTCTTACTTGATTGGGACAGTAAGTTCCCAAGACTCGATAGGACGAGAATTGCGAGCAGAATCAGCTTTTTCATAGGTCTCTACTTGTTCATTGAGAACCTCTACTTGCTCGTTTAGTTGTTTATTCTCTGTAGCTAGTTTTTGGTTCTCATTTGTTAATGTTGTATTTTTTTCTTCCAATGTAACATTTTCTTGCACAACCTCAACATGACCAGTACCAGCCATACCTATATTTAACACTACCAATCCAATAACTGATATCAGAACCCCGAATAATATAAGTGTCTTTTTTCTCACTTTCTACTACCCTTACTCATTATTATTATTTCTCTTAAGTCTTTAAGTGCTTGAGTATTATTATCTAATGCACTTTGAACTTTACCAGCATCTGTTTTAATGTAGCCGTTAAGTTCCTTTTGTAGATCATCTACTTTCTTTTTTAATTCATCTTCAGATGCTAACTGACGTTTAAGCATGTACCATAGTACAGCACCTAAACCTAATACAATAACTCCTAATGCACCATACTGTGTTAATGTTTCAAATACACCAAAGCTCTGTGCCTGCAGAAATATCATAGATAGAAATGTCATTACTTATCCTTTTCATCTAACTTACGACGCAAACGATCTTGTTCATCTAAGTTACGTTTAATGAATACCCAGCCCAATGCACCTAATGCCAATACGGCAATTCCTAATGCACCATAATCGGCTAATTGGTTGAACACACCGAAGTCTGCTGGTTTACCTACTGATGTTGATAATGTATCTTTCATGTTTCCCTTTAGTTAGTTAAGTGGTTTGATAATACACCACCTAATGAAATTGCTGTATGCATAAGCTCTTCAACTTCATCTTCTGTTAGTTTATGTTTCTTTGCAGTATAATCTACTCCTAGGATGGCAATGAACTTACCGTCAAAGTTTTTAATGGCAAATATGTACTGTGATTTTGTTTTAAATTCTTCTGCTGTATACTTGAGACCGAATGTAGATGTAGTTGCATCTTTGAAATCAGGAATAACTATCTGATCCTCTGATAACAACTGATTGAAACTTTTACTAAACAATGCTACTGGAATGTTCTTAAGTGTTAACTGCATGCTAGGAGCATGTGCTGAAACTGTTTCATAGAATATACTAAACTTAGCTATACTCTTTCCAGTAGGATAAAAATGTCCACCATTATGAAATTGACTGATCCATACACGGTCTGCGTCAAATACTTCTTTGATACTTTCTAAACGGTTAGTTATGAGTTCGCCGACTTCTAACGCTTCAGTTACCATATCACTTGGCTTAATTGCCTTACGATTATCTAACCATTTCTTAAGCGTTAATACTACTAGTGGGCCTATGACACCACCTATCAACGCAATCCAAATTCCTTCAGTCATGTGTTACCTATTTACAGTGTTATTACTAACAATAAATATGCTTACAAACTAATAGTACAGTCTATGATTTCAATGTTTTTGATGGTAATGCAATGTTCAATACAATGCTTGACTAGTTCAGCTTTTTCCAGAGTATCTGTAGTACATATTAGTTCATTTAGATACTTGTCCCGTACTTGATACTTACCTTTCATAAACGATCCATTAAATAGATTACGATAAATTGACGAATAAGCATCTGCTCCCATAATGGAGTTATTTTTTCATTAACAACTTCTTGATCTCTTTATTAACATCCATGGCGTATTTTTTCGCATCTTCATCTGTAACATGAGACCATAAACTTTGAAATGCTTTGGCTATGGAGTTAACATCTGGCTTAACTTGAGCAGTAAAACGTTTATCAGTGGCATATGCTCCATTATGTACAATATAGCCACCACCAGCTGGGTCACCGAAAATAGGTCTTAATACATTACCATCTCTAACTGCTAACACTCCCGTTCTTTTAGATAGAAGTATATCACCATGTTTAGTGTTAGGCCATTTAGCCCATTCAGTGGCCGTTACATTACGATCATATTCTTTAAGATTTACGGATTCATGTAATACCTTACCGATCTCTTCTCTAATAATTTGTTTTAATTCTGATGCTTTCATGGTGTTCCGGTTTTTAGACTCTTTTAATCCTGCCAATGTACTGTAATTGCCTTGACGACGTCTGTTTGCTAATTCTTTTGGATGTAATTTATTTCCATAGGTATCTTCCCAATCAAATTTAGCATACATGCGTTTCTCTGCCGATCCCCATTCTGCCCAAATTTCTTCTGCAGTATTGAATTTAGGCATATAATTTTTGTTGTAGAAAGGACGACTTTCTATGAAGTCCCATACTTTGTTTACGTTGAATTCTGATGCTTTCATACTTATAGTTCTATTTTATATCCACCATATTTACCAACCTCTCTTACAGTTTTTCCAGGAAGTTGTTTTTCTATATATGCCTTGTAAAGTCTAGCTCTTCGCATGTCCATTTTATTTGCTTTTGCCGGTGTGAATGTTAACGTAGTAACTTCTGGATGTTTTGGTAATGTTTCTTTTGCTATAGCTATTACTGTTGCCATAACTCTATATTGCATATTATCATTAGTTTCCTCCTCATAATCACCGTACTTTGTACTAAACGATATATCCATGTTGCTTTCAGATGGCTTTTCTGTTTCAGCATCCCAAAAGGATAATTTAACTTCATAATCAGTACCCTCAGCAGGTTCACCTAAAAATGATCGATTTGGGTTTGGATCTGTTTTAAATGTAAAGTATATATTTCCATATACACTACGAGAGTGCTTATACTCATATGGCTTGGCAGTACCTTCACCTATTTCTTTCAATAAATCTTTTAATCGTATCATATTAATAAATATCGATCAATTTGATAAAGGTGCTTTAATTGCTGGGTGTGATTGATAGTTTCCTAACTGAATATCCTCTTCTAACAAACACTTACAGAAGCTATCATCCTTAAATGAATTGAATACTGCTGTAGCATCTAAAGGACCTTCACCACATTCACCACCTTCATAAGGCCAAAACTCTGTATTGATGTTTAGTTTAGGTAACTGGTAAGGTGTTCTTGTGATCTGTTCTTTGGCTTGTTCAATGTGATTGTTATACAAATGAACATCACCTAAGTTTCCTATAAGTTGATCAGGAACCATATTAACTGCTTTAGCAATGATTTCAAGTAGCAATCCGTAACTAGCAATGTTGAATGGTAAACCTAAGAATGTATCTACTGAACGTTGATTCCACATTAAAGAGATTGCTCTG